ATAAGCACTTTCTTCTACTCCTAAAGCAACTCTAGTGGCTATGTTAGCAGAAAAATTTTGTGTTGTATCATGTTCAAATAATCCATGAGGAAGCTGTACCCCAGTTCCAGCAGCAGCGACACTTAATGGTGCAAGAAGTATAATAGACTCAAAGCCTATACGTTCATTAAACAGTGTTGTAGTAGTAGCACCACCTGAGTTAAGCGTAATCTCCCCTGTATTGTTAGACTTGCCTTCTACCAAGTTGTTCACCACTTCTGATACTAGACGTGGGTCACCACCTTGAAATGGTAACTTACGATACATTCTAGTCATTAACGGTTACCCTGTGGTTTCAGTTCTACGTCTATTGCCATAGCAGTTGTCCAGTTTCCTGTAGGCTGTACAGAGAATCGGTGATACCTACCAGCACTGCGTAAGCTACATCTGCCTTCAGAAGTTGCAGGTACATAAGCACTAAACTCAATCGTGTCATCAAGCTCTCTACGGCTTGCTACGGCTACACTAGCACTACCATTGTCTATCTGTGGTCTTGCTAGGGTTGCTACAGAGTTATAGCCTACCTCTACATCTGTGGTTACTAATGTTGGAGTAATAGCTGTGCCTGTAAATACTGCAACTCTATCTACCTTAGCACCTGCGAATAAGAACTTACCACCAATAAATAGCCGTGAGTCTAATGAGGCAACTAATGTATCTAGTGTAGTGCTTTGTGCTAATGCTTCTGCCATATCGGTAGCTGTACCTGTACCAGCTCCTGCACCTGTTGCAGTAAAGGTTAATCCTACCGTATTTGCTGATGCTCCAATAGCAGTAAAGTCAGTTGTTGCACCACCGATACCATCATTAAGACTGACAATAGTATAAGATTTTCCAGCAATAGTTGCTGTAGCTATGACATCAGATTCTCTATTAATACCTTCTAATGTTGTTCCTGTAGTAGCTATTGTCCCCACTACATCGGATACGGTTTCAGCTCTTGACCATTTTTGTAATTGCCAGTTATAAATAAGGATACTTCTAGTACCTTGCGTATTAGCATAGTTCCATACAACCAAGTTTTTAACTGGGTCAACAGCAGAACTAATTGTGCCAATTTGTGTTAAATCAGCATTGTCAAAAAACCATCTATCTACTTTTTCTGTTCCAATCCCATTAACTGTTTGACCGTCAGTGCTATACCAACCATCATCAGATAAAAAGAAACTTAATGCTCCGTACTGTGCTACCGAGTTACCTTCTAAGCAACCTAATCCACTAGAAATGGTATCAAACTGGAAGAACAATGGAGAGCCAACATAAGATGCACGTACTAGTGTTTTTTCTAAAAATATAACACCAAACTCACCACCTGTAACAGCCTGTATGTTACCGCCATCAGGAATAATTTGGTAATCACTTTGACTTGTAGAGCCAGATACCCAATCAGTTTCATCATTAATGTCAGACCACTGCACTTTATTAGCATCTGTACCACCTGCAATATTACCTGCAAATACAAAATCCCTAACAGTGGCAATATCTTTTGCTATGGGAGCAGTTGCAGATACATCAGCAAATTGTGTAGATACTCCAACAGTCCATGCTTGTATTATCTCAGAGTTGTTAGAGGCTAATACTACTTGCCCAAACTGTTCAAACTTCCATGTGCTGTTACCACCGTACCCACCAGCTTTAGATACATCCGTTAAGTTAAGTGTGGTGTTATCCATTAAAAATAACTTAGTTGCTCCACCAGCAAATACTTGTACGTTGTCACCATACTTAGCAACAAAGATAGCGTTTAGCGGTTCACTAGCAGCGTTAGAGTAATCTTCTGCACTAAGAAATGCTCCGTATCCTATACCTACAGGGAATACGTTTTTAGCATCATTTAGTGAGCCAGCATTAGCAGGTTGGTCTGGCAACCATTCGGTAAATTGGATTCTTTGATTTGACATATTAAGTCTTCATAATGTAACAAAGTGCATAGTAAGGAGGTAAGTTTTTATTAGCACCATCTTCACCAGTTAATGGGTTTACTGTAACTGAAATTCCTGTAGTTGCATTATTTGTGCTAAAAGTAGTTTGAAGGATGTTGTTCGGATATGTATTGGGATTTCCTCCACCTCCAGAATAGCCAAGATTGTTAGTATAAGAATATCCATGCCTGTGTCCTGGGTCTGTTACAGTAGCTGTATGCGTATGGTCTACCGCTACAGCATTTTCACTACCACCTGTAGCTCCAACAGCATAATTATTTCCAGCTCCAACAACAAACCTATCTTGTAGGTTTGGCGTGCTATTTGTACCGTCACACAGTACCCATCCTGAAGGAATAGATGCCTCACTACCTGACCACAACATAATCATGCCAGATACAAATGCTGTTAGTGTAGTCCATGTTGGAGTTGCTCCACTACCTACGGATGTTAAAAATTGACCAGATGTACCAGAGCTACCGTCAACAGTAAAGTTACCAGTAACTGCTAATGTACCTGATGAGGTTAATGTTCCAGAGTTAGTTAAACTATCACCACTAGAACCATCTACTAAATCTTTAACCTGTGCCATTGTTTCACGAATAGCATTGTTTATGGTAGAAGGTGGACACCCTTCATTTATGTTGATACCGTTAATATCGGTATTGCCAGAAGCATTTGAATCCCATTCTGATACTTTAGTTTTTGCCATGTGTTATCCCTTTAATTTCCAATCGTTATCACCTACTGTTGAATCTGTCCAAACACTACTTCCAGGAGCGGTAGTAGTCCATGCCTCTACGTCATATATTACATCAGTCCATTCTTCACCTAGTATTGTGCCTAGTGCTGTTACTGTTCCTACACTATTTATAGAAGCATCAAAAGACTTAATTACCCCTCCTAAGACACCTAACGTTGCTACCCCTTCTACACTTGCACTACCTGTTGCAGTAAATCCACCTAAAGCAAATACGCTTGCAGTACCAGCTATGCTAGCATCGTTAAGACGTATTCTAAGCCCTTCAGCCGTTAATGTAGCCTCTCCTGATATACTTGCATCAGCATAGATAATAGAGCCTGAAAGAGCCACTGTGAGCGTTGCAGCACCACTTATATCACCACTACCAAATGCTATGTAAATAGCGTTAGATGTGACTGTAGCTTGACCTGTAATAGCACCACTAGCATTGTTAACTACCCCACCTAATGCAGTTAATAACGCTGTGCTTGTAATGCTACCTGAACCAAATGTTATTTTTAGTCCATCAGCCGTTACTGTAGCAGTAGCAGATATAGAGCCAGCAGATGTTCTAACTCGTAACGCATTAGCTACAACTGTGCCTACACCTGTGATAGATGCAGAGCCTAGCTTGGCAGCTGCTCCACCTACGGTACTATAAGGAGCTTCCGAAAATGATTGAAAGCCAAACATTAATTAGTTACTTCTACCCAATTAGTTGTAGCTTCATCCCATTCATAAATCTTGTCATCATCTGGGTAAGCTACTGGAGCATCCCATGTACATGTTGTTTCGTTTAGTATCCATGATGGATAAGGTTTAGGTGCTATAAAAGCATCTCTATCTTCATCATAAGTATATCCAATACCTGCATGATTTTTTCTTATGTTATTATTGTAAGATGTTTGTTTCCATACAGGGTAGCCAGTAAGTTTAGTTAAGAAATCAATTCCATTAACCTCTTGCTCTACTCCGTTAGAATCTAATAGTTCATTATTATGAACCGAAAGAACTTCTATTACTTTATTATTTAAACCTAATTTTGCAAAAGTAGCCATTATGATGTGTAACTCCCCGTGCCTGTAAATGTTAAAACGGTTCTTCCTGAAACTCCAGTAGCAACTGTTGGAGAGCCTGTTGTAGTTCCTGAATAAGTTTCGTCAGGCATACTTAATATAACAACTCCTTTTCCACCAGCTTTTCCAGGAAAAGAATTAAATCCACCTGCTCCTCCCCCTCCTCCAGTATTAACTGTTCCTGCTTGTCCATTATTTGCACCAGAATCGCTACCATTTCCTCCTCCGCCACTTCCTCCAGTTCCAGCAGTTCCTCCGTTATATGCACAACCTCCTCCCCCACCTGCTCTAGTAACTGAAGAGCCTGTTATTGAAGAAGCTAAACCATTTCCGCCACTTCCAGCAACAGTGCTTGTTGAGTTTCCACCAACTGCACCTGCACCACCTCCACCACCAGCTGTATAGTTAGGTGCTCCATTAAAACCAGCACCACCATTATTTCCTTGAGATGGGGATGTGCTTGGAGTGTTACCAGCTCCACCAGCAGCCCTAGAACCTCCTCCTCCTGAACCCCCATCTACTCCAGCGGTTATAGGAGAGCCACCACCGCCTCCACCAGCAGCAGTTATTGTCGTTAATGATGTACCTGAAACTGAAGAATCTGAACCATTTGATGCAGCAACTCCTACAGTTGTACTCCCAGCACCACCATCTCCAACTGTTACTGTAATTACTGTTCCTCTCTCAGTTAATTGAGTAGATGTTCTATAACCTCCAGCACCACCACCTGCACCATAATCAAAACCACCACCGCCTCCACCTGCAATAACAAGATAATCTATGTCATAAGTATTACCTGATATTCCAGCAATCTTCCATCCACCTATAGTGTTATATGCCTCTATTTGACCTGTATCTGTATTGTATCTTGTGTATCCATTAGCTGGAGAACCTGGTCTTTGTGCAGTTGTGCCAGACGGTAAAGCAAAGAATCCTGTAGAGGTTGTAGCATCATCATATATAGCTGAGTCTTGGACCTTGTCAACCCCTGTATCGCCATTAATAGTTACAGCCATTATTCACCCCAGTTCTGGTTGTTCATCACTTCTATAAGAGCTTCTACGTCTGCACAAGCTGCTATGGCTACCTCTAGTCTTTCTGATTCTGCTACTACATGAGAACGTTCTGCTACTACATCTGCTGGTATTGCTACCTCTCTTTCTGCTTTACGCGTTACATACCAGTCTGTCTGTGCTAGCATCGTACCTGCTGTATGTTTAACTTGGTTTATCATTGTGTGCTTCAGACCATGAGTAACTACCTGAACATCGGTGTCTACCATGACTGGATTCTCTGGGTCAGAATTATCTAGCTCTTGTTCCCATACTGGGTTGCCATCTTCATCTACCGCATCTACATCTTCTAATGCTTTAGGATTATCTAGTTCACCATTCCAGTAGTATCTGTCATCATGCCTAACAGGGTCTGTTTCCCATGTAATACCAAGAGCATCCTTGTCTTCCTGTGTGGATAGTCGTAACCAATTTCTTGGGTACTGTATGTCGTTGTGTGTAAAACCCCTGTCTATAGGAAGTGTCTTACCATTTAATTTAAAAGCCATTTCTGTTACCTCGCTAAAGAATTTTGTAAATATTGTATTGCTTTTTTCATACCTTCTATGTTGTCACCAAAAGCACCCAATCCATTGTTGCAATTATTGCATAGAACTCCTCGTACTTTTCCTGTTGCATGGCAATGGTCTATAGCCAGTCTTCTTCCATCAGGTTCTTCAGTTTTACCACAAATAGCACAACCATTATCTTGTTGCATTAACATATCATCATACTGTTTTTGAGTAATTCCATATTTTCTTCTAATATGAGCATCATTCTTTGCTAGTCCAGTATAATTAGGTGGTTTATACTCTGAACACTTCTGGTATTTGATTCCTTGCTTAAGATGTTTAGCATTTCTTAAATGTATTTCATTACAATCTATACACTTCACCTCGTATAGCAACGCACCATTCTTCTCTTTCTTACTAGACTGACCTACTACTATACCAAGAATACCCTTGTATTCATTATATGCCTGCCTATGTGGTCTAGGAGCAAATTGTCTTTTACTCATCGGGCTAAACTCACTTTGAATGGCGATTCGGCAAATGCCATGTAGATGTATGTACCACCACTTGCATTAGTACCACTATAAGTCCAACGCAGTTTTACACCATTAGATAGAAAATCAATTTCAGGACTATTATTATTCTCTGCTCCGCTTGTATTTGGAAACAACTCTAGCCCTCCTACATTATAAGAATCTCTAGTAGCATCAAGGACTACCCAGTTTGCAACACCATTAGTTCTCTTAATCATAATATAAGCAGGTCTAAATCCTGTGTATACAAATACACCATCAGCAGAACCATTACCTGTGTAGCTACCAAACTTACTGTATCCTTCTACCTCTGCAAAGCAATAGGCGACATAGGTTGCGGTGTTCTCGTTGCTCACGGTGTTGGTGCCTAGCGAGAAAACAGAAGATGTCGGCGCGGTGCTATTGAATGTGGATGCGTTGGTGCTGACGGCAGAGGTGGTGTCAAGATACAGAACTTGTGCCGCTCCGATGCTATTGTGCCAAACCATCCAGTTTGAAAAGCCGGTGCCAATGGTCCCGGTGCGCTTCTTCACAATTACCATTCCTGGAGCAACACCCAAGCCATGTCCTACAGTAGCATTAGCACCTGTTCCTGTATAAGTCACCACACTAAACCCTGCTGTTGTGTTAGC